CTATCCGTGAGTTCGTCCCTTCGGGTTGACGCCATAGGAATATCAGGAAAAAGGGCCTGACCATTCTGATCCTGTGCATACAGTGCGCAAATTCTCTTTTCTACAATTTAATAATTTTTCAGGAGTTTAACATGACTTATGGCGTTAATGCGCCGTTAGGCTTGCAGGCTGCAACATACGGTATTTCTGCGCCTTGGTCTGGCGGTATCCAGGTATTCAATATCACACCAAATTACGGCACATCACTTTTTCTGGGTGACTTAGTAACCTTCCAAAATGGACAGCTTATAAGATATACGGCTGGTGGAAGTTCTCCATGTGGCGTGTTTTGGGGATGCACTTTTACAGATGCAACTGGCGTAGTTCAGATTCAGAAATATTGGCCAGCAGCCCAGTCCGTCAAAACAGGTACATATCCCATCGCAAATGTCATCACCGATCCAAATACAGTCTTTACCATTCAGTCAAGTGCTGCTTTTGCTTGGTCAAACTTGGATAAGAACGCAGACGTTACATTTGCAACATCAGGAAATCCATTAACTGGAGAATCTGGAATGATGTTGGATTACACGACTGTTGCAGCAACCAATACGCTTCCATTGCATGTAATCGCTTTTGATCCAATCCCAGGAAATGCCCCAACACCAGGGGGTACAAGCATAGCTTACGCAAATGTTCTCGTGAAGCTTAACAACACAACCATCAACGCCGGATCAACAGGAGTATAAATAAATGGCGATTATTACGTTACAAAGTATCCAGAACCTATTACGGCCTGGTTTAGCAGCAGTGTTTGGTGATTATCTCACCTATCCTGACCAGTGGAAAGAAATTTTCACAAGCCATGTCTCTAACAAGGCAGTCGAATATGAAACTGAAATGAGGCTCTTGCCTATGGCTCAGTTCAAGCCAGATGGTGGAGCAGTTCAATATGGTGATATGGCTCAGGCATATACCACCTCCTATTTTCATAGGAACTTTGGAATTGGCTTCCAGATTACGGCAAACACAATTAGGGACAACCTTTACAAGGATTCTTGGCCACGTGCTACCGAATCTGGTAAAGACTCTATGCGTCAAGCCAAAAATATAGAGGGTGCAAATGTTCTCAACCAAGGGTTTAACGCAAACTACCCTGTGAGTGACGGACAGCCTTTGTTTTCGACACAGCATCCTGTTCAAGGAAATGTTGTTCAAAACACTTTTGCATTGCCAACACAGCTCAATGAAACATCATTGCAGGATGCATTGATTGGTATTCAGAAATTCCTGAACGTTGCTGGTCTTCGCATTGCCTTGCAGTGTGAAAAGCTCATTGTTCCACCAGAACTTCAGTTTACGGCAAACGTATTGCTGGAAAGTAAATATCGTACGGCAACCGCCAACAATGATATTTCCGCAATATATAACCTAAGCAGTGTTCCAATGGGATATAGGGTTAACCAGTTCTTAACATCTCCATCCGCTTGGTTCTTGTTAACGAATGAAAGCAATGGATTCAAATATTACGAACGCGATCCCCTTACAATTGACATGTTTACTGACACTACGACCCGTAACTTAAATGTTACGTTCGTAGAGCGGTATTCATTTGGTTGTTCTAACTGGCGCGCAGGATATGCATCAGCAGGAGTATAAATTATGAGCTTAAGTACACCGTCACAAGGTACCCATTTTTCAGATGGCGTAAGGACTGGCCCAATTATTGGTTCGACTTACACACCTGGGGCAAACGTTTTGACTCCGTCTGTGATGGTGTCTTCCCCTGCTGATAAGTTGCCTCCAGGAATCTTCAATACGCCGATGTCATTGCTGGATATAATCCCTGCTCCTGTGAATGCTGCAAGTATAGCTGCGGCACAAACAGCCGCGGCGGCTGGATACCTGAACCTCGTGACAGCCAATGGTATCGGCATCAATGTTATTACATATAATAGCATTCCCAATGTTATACAGCTTGATTGTGCCCGTAATATCACTATTACAGGGGGCGTAGGTACTACAGAC